ACATTATTCTTTACCGCCCTGTTTAATCTAACTAAACTTTTACTTGAATCGTATCCCAATAAATACATATTTAGTGCTAATGGATTTTTGACTGCAGTTCCTTTACTTCTCGTATCAACTGTTATACCATCATTAATAACTAATTGTCCATTCTGTTCTAATTGTTCGTCTTGAACAATAAATGCTTTTGCTACATTACCATACTTTTGTGGTAAAGAGTAAACTCTTGTTATGTAATCAGCTTTTGTTACTGCTCTATTTTGTGCATTGAAATAAGCAGATGCATTTTGCTTTATTTCTGTAATGGTTTCTGTTGAAGCACCACCCGAAGCTGGTTCTTCATTAATAGCTGTAATACTTGATTCTACCGCACTTAGTAAGTCAGCGTCTAATCCAAGTGTATTATTAGTATATGATAATCTGTTAAATGATGTTATACTATTTGTTGATACATTGTGTTCTACTGCTCCACCATAATTATAAGTTATGGTAAGTGTTGTGTTACTTGGAGCTAATCCGAACGTTCTTGTTTTTAAGAAATTACTTGGGTCAAATGCTTCATCTAATCTTGAAACACCTAATCCTAATCTTGAACCGACATTATCAGGATTTGGAATGATTTCTTCATCTGCATTATCACTAACTCCGGAACCAAATAATAATTCCATTTTATTATCATCACGAACTCTTGTTGTGAATCGTCTTGCAGTTTTAATTAACTTTAATAAGTATGGTGTATCGGTTTTGAACTCAGCTAACGCTGGGTCATTGAGTGTTGAATTTTCTTCATCTTCAAACACCGTATCTTGTGCTAAGAAAGGAACTTCGTAGTATTTATTATTTTCACTATCTGTAACTTCAACGACACTTGTAACTTTATTATTTGATAAAACTATTTTATCAAATTCTTTTGCATTTGTAAATGAAAAAGTTTCCTCTTCCCTAATACCAGATTGCACCATTCCTCTTTTAGTTAATCTAAAGTTTGTAGGAATATTACCTGATGACGGTTGTAATGCTTTTACTTCCATAGTGTCTAATGAACTTGACACTTTAAAATCAATATCATCTAATAATGTAAATTCTGTTCCATTGTTTGCTACCAGAGTTGAGTTAGATTCTATCTTACCAGCGTAATCTAAGTCTGGTTTATAATTATCAGAGTCAATAGCTACTGCTGGAACATCTATACTAAATGTCATCTCAACCATAGCAGGTGATGCTAATCTTGGTTTATATCCATATGATTGTGCAATCGCTAAAACATTTTTTCTTTCTTCTGCGAACTGAATTAAAGTTTCTCTAAATTGATTATCAACATAGTAGTTTAATACATCTCCGACATACGCTGCCATTTCAACAAACATCATACCTGGTGATGCTTCATTAAAGTCATTGTATTGATTTGGGAAATAGGATTTCGCAAACTCTATTAAGTTTTCTCTAATATCTGTAAAGTCTCTACCGAGATAACTTACTTCTTTTGATAATATTTTTTTATTTGTTCCGTAGTCGGACATTTCTATTCTCCAATTCTAAAGTCAAAGTTTAATAATTCAATTGTATCTGGATTAAGTGCAACTGAAAACTCAACCTGAATATTGACTTGATTTCGTTCTTGTGTAGTGAACACGTTTATAATGTTAATATAAGGTAAAAAGGTATCGGCAGCTATTCGAATAGATTCTTCAACTCTATTAGGAATATCTTGTCCTTGTTCAAAGACAATGTTTTTTAAACGACTCCCAAAGCTTGGTTGAAAGATTCTTTCACCTGGTGTAGTAAGTAATAAGTTTCTAAGATTTGCCTTTGATTGTTCTAATACGGTTTTCGTTTTATAAAAAAATCCCTCTGGACTATGGTCCAACGGAAATCTTATTCCGACATACTTGTCTTCATTTCTGTCTATTTCTCTTACGCTTCTTGCCATTTTTTATTAAGGTCTAAAATTACCTTCACCACTTTTCTTTTTATTAATTGCTTTCATCAATCCAGAATAATCACGAGTCAATGCATTTTGTACATCTTCAGGAACTGCGTCTACCGAAACACCTGCTTTTTTGATTGAGTCAACTGCTGCCATTTCTCTTGCTTTTTCTTTATTCTGTCCTCTGCCTAAATCACCATAACCTAAGACTTCTGCCATATTATCACTACCTAATATTCCACCACCTAATGTAGGATATTCATCTTCCATTGGTGCACCTAATGGTTTGGTTTGGTTCAATACTTCATTTAACGCTGTGTTTTTTGTGTATTGTTTTTTAGGTTTATTGATAACCCTTTTAGGTTTGGGTTTAGAAATCGTTTCTGCTAATTTGATTTCTTTTTCTTCATTAATAAATATCTCGCTCAGTTGTTTTTTAACTTCTTTACGGACAACTAATTCAATTATATTTCTTAATTTATTTTTGTTCATTTTTAACTCCTTGCTGCTTTAAATAAATTTTTATATGACCTTGCTGTGTCAGCTGAACCGACAACACTATTCAAATCTGAAACTTGGTTTTCAAAACTACTTAATCCACCATTACTGATATACCTTTCTAAATCTTTATCACTTGGATTGTCACCAAGTACACTTCTTAAATCTGCTACACCATCAAAACTATCAAAACTTCCATCATCTATTAGGTTTTTAACACTACCTACATCTGGTGGTGATTGTGATAATGTACTTTGTAATTCAGATGCTTTCTGTATTTGTTCTCCAACTGACTTTTCTAACTCTTCTAATTTTTTAATTTGTTCGTCTGTGATATTTGCTATATCACCAATGATACCACCAAATCCAGCCGGTATCGGTAAAACCGCTTTTATCTCTTCTATGGTTTTTGTTTCCATTATGTATTGACTTAAAAATTCTAAATTAATAGTAGCGTCTACAAATTGTTGTGCACCTTTCAATCCTTTAACAATATCTTTTACGCCAGAAGGTAATGTAGCTGGACTTGATAATTTAGGAATACCAATTATCAGCGCTTGAAATATTTTTTGTATTCCCGTAACTTGTTTTAAAAATCCTATCATATCAAGTTGTCCAAATGGGAATCCATCTTTTGTTCTGGTCAATAGTGTTCCACCATTTTTAATATCAAGGTCTATTATACTATTTCTTGGTCTCAATCTAATTCTATCTGCTGCTTCTATTAAGACATCTCCTTCGTCTGAATCAATAATTATATCTTTTTTTGCTAACAAATCTAATTCATCTGTATTAGCTGTTATTTCTATTCTATCAGAATTAAGTAATGTTGTTGGAACTTCTTCAGTAGTCATAGAGATGAAAGAAGTATCATTATCAATAGTGATTGTTCCATCATAATTTTTATCACTACCCAATCTAATAAAATTACTAAATCTACCTTGTAATAAAGTATCACCAACTTTTACATTCATATATGGTGGATTAATATCTATAAATTCTCCATCAATAGAACCACTAACACCCCTTTCAAAATCAAAAGTTTTGTTTTCTATTTTTGTACTTTCGTTAAAAGCTGAAAAGTTTACATTTTTAATATCTTCACTTAATCTTGATAAATAGTAATGATTTCCTTTATACTCCATACCTAACCATAATTCACCTCGTAATGGAAATTGAATTATATTAGAATTTAATGGTAAAAATATTCTATCTTCAACTTCTTCAATTGTATCACCTTGCTCAGATATAACATACCTACCAGTAACTTCACCTACATTGATGTCATCAACACTAACAACTTCAAAGATTTCTAACTCATAAAATTTTTGAGTTTCTTTTAGTTGTGCAAGTATTGCGTATAATTCACCTTTTGTTACTAATGCTCCAGTATCAAAATTTGAATCAAGTCCAGACCCTTCGTCTGTTGTTGTAAATGCCATTAGTTTTCCTTACTGATAGAACTTTCTATTTCGTCTTTTTTGATTTGTAACTCCTGAACATCTGATTCTATTGCATTCATCAATTGTTCTTTTTCTGCTTCTGATAAACCGAACTCACCTTCATCAGCTGATATTCGTTTTTCGGCTGCTGTAATTCTTTGAACGATTGTTGCCAACTTAACAAGTTGTTCGTCGTTCTTTACATTGATTTCTAAATACTCTTTTAGCATAGGGATAATTTGAACGGCTGTATCTCCGTCTTTGATAAATCCCACTACCTCTTTCATCAATACTTCTAATTGTGTTTTATTGGTTTTGGAATTATCATATATGTCTTTGAAGACATCTGATAGGGTTTTTCCCTCGAATATTTCGTAATCTTTTGCCATAGTTTTTACCTAACAATAAATAGTAAAATATTAAAAAAAGGGAATATATATTTATATACTGATTGATTTTTTTGATTTTAACTTATAGTTATTACTGAAATCGGTTCTAATGCCGATTTTTATTCATTAAAAGGGGGAAACTAAAATGAAAGACACAATCAAAATGATTATAGATAGTGTATCTGGTTTAAAAGATGTACTATTACATATAATCGGCTTAGGTGTTCTCGTACAATTAGTATTTGTAGGGGGATTCTTAGGTATTGATATTGTTAGTAATTTGATTGGATTGGTAAATAGCTTCGGTGAAGCAGGATTTGCTGGATTCATATCACTAATCGTGATACTCGGATTACTTAACAAATAAAGGTGGAATTAACGGGCGGTAGAAATATCGCCCGTTGTTACACTACAATATATCCCAACTTCCAGTATATTTAGTTTCTATACTTCCAGTCGCCAGATAATTCTTTTGTAAATTGACGTGATGTTTTTTCAAAACATTTATAACACGAGTGATGTGTTGAGTGTTACTACCGGTCATTTCTCTAATAAGAATGTATAGAGCTTTCTTATTAAAGTTCTCAATGTTCTTTCTTTGTTCCATAAGATATAAAACTGAATTAGCAACATCAATATCTTGTTTTCTTTTAAACACGGTAGTTAGATTGTTGGACCAATAGTCTACGAATAAATCCATATATTCTTTCTGTCCTTCTAAAACATCTTCTCTGTTGGTTTCCCACATCGCATCTCTTTTGTAATCAGTTGCGTCTTCTCCGTCAGTCTGTTTTAGTTTTTTGTAATTATTGTTGTTGTGTAGAATCAAGTAGTTCTTAGCAACAATACTGAAATAACTAAATGCTTTTCCTTTACCTTCGGTAAACTTATGCATATTCATATATAAGAAACTTACTACTTCGTGTTTAACATCATCACTCGGAACATCAAAGTAATAAAACTTAAATGTATGGATAATGTTTTCAGCCAACTTTTCAAAAGGTGTTCTGATATGTTCATTATAAATTCGTTCTCTCATATGTGGACGAGTTTCTTTATTGTGTCTAATGATTGCGTCTTCTGTTCCTTGGTGGAAGTAATATCTTGGTGAACCTTTTTTTGCTTTTCTTGGCATTATAACTCCTGTTCTGTTATTTCGTTTATCTCGTCTACTGCTTCTTTGATTGCTGTGAACACTACACCGATTTCATCATCAGATTCAAAACTACCCTTAGCGTCTATTTCTTCTAAGACTTGTTTAGTATCTAATATTCTTTGTGCATAATCTTCAATCCAACTTTCTAATCTCTCTACCTTTCTCGTTAAGTTAAATACAACATAACTTAAAGTCAAGATAATTACACTTAATAATATGTATCCTATCATTTTTTCTCTCCAAACAATTCATTAAATATATCCTTAGCGTCTGTGGTTTTGGTATTGAATTTTTCCTTAACCTCAGTATCTACTGCTTCTTTAATTTTGTTTACTGATTTCTGAACCTTAGCAGATTCTTTCTTGTCTTCTCTGTGCCACTCGTCATATTCGGTGTGAGTAGCCATCATATCTGCTTGGTGTATAATGTAAGCGATATTACTTTTTAAACTCCAAGCTGGATTATATCCTTTTAGATATTTTTCATTAGCGTCCTCATAAAGTCCGTCAGCTAATTTCAATCCAAGATATTCAAACTCAGACATACTGATTCCATAGTGTTGTAAAATAAATAATGACCTATCCGTAACATTCATATAAGAAGTTATATTTTCATTATGAGTATAGACTTCACCCATATTCTTTACTCTCCAATCATTATCTTGAATTACATAATAATCATTACCCTCTAAGTCTCCAATCTTTCCTAAGTCGTGGTGCATAGCAGCGAATATTAATTCTTCATCTGTAAAATTAATCATAGCTCCATTTGACACCCAGACATCTTTAATTTGTTTTGACATATTGATAACGTGTAATATGTGTTCTACATATCCACCTACCATTGCGTTGTGAAATGCTTTCTTAGCACTTGCTGGTGCCACGACCATTCTGTCT